CCGTGCAGAATGCCCAGTTGCTAAGCGAGGTGCCCGCCACATCGGCCGACTTCAAGGGTGCCTATGGCGGCACCTTCGTGAAGGGCCGGATCATGTCGCTGCTCGGGTGGAATTTCGTCCATATGGAGCTGCGCAACCCCCGGCTGCGCGCCTTCAAACTTGGCCTCACGGTCGATGCCAACGGCTATACCAAAAACCCGTTCTGGACGCGCTCCGGGATCCGCAAGGGTGTGTGGCGCAAGCTGCGCACGGCGATCAAGGATCAGCCGCAAAAGGTCGATACCCGCAGCGTGTTCGCTGGCACCACGGTCGCGGCGACGCGCACGCAGGCGGGCAAGGTCGGCATCATCCTCAACAGCGAGCAGCAGTAACCCCTGGGCGCGGCGTCCGGTCGCGGACGCCGCTCTCTCCATAGGAGACACAACATGGCTGATTATTATGGCCTGGAATTTGTCGGTGCTGCCGACGGTAGCCAGAACCCGCCGAAGAAGCTCGACGTTCGCATGGTTGGGGGCAAGAAGCGCCGCGTGCGCTCGACCAAGCCCGCAACCGCGCTGGCCGTCGGTGATCGGCTATATCTAGGTAAACTGCCGCAGGGGGCATCGCTTCATGCGATCTCGGCCGTCACGGACACATCCTTCGCTACGACCACGATTTCGATCGGTACGACAACGACGCCGTCGAAATATGTCAATGCAAAAACGCTGACCGCAACCGATGTCCCCACGCCGCTCGGACCCAAGGCATCGGCCTTCGTGCTCGACCCCAATACAGCCGATGAAGACCTGTGGGCGACGTTTGCCGTGGCCGGGATTGCTGCGGGCGTCATCGCCGGGTTCGACATCGAATATACGACCGCGAATTAGCGGTCACGATCTCGGCCTGACCTGTGGTGGCGTCATGGCCTGAGGCCGGGGTGGTGGCCGATCTCCACCACCCCGGTAACCACAAGAACCCCCGTGAACCAAGGCAAGGGAACGATCGATGGCCCAGGTCAAACTGACAATCCAGCGCGGCAAGAATACCCTTAAGGACATCGCCGTCACGGCGGGGACCGCAGAAGCGCAAAGCGACACGATGTCGCTCAACATCGACGTCACCAAGATCAGCAAGGGCGATGCCCTGATGATGATCGAGGCGCTCGAACAGAAAATCTTCGCGTCCAAATGGCCGCTGCTGTGAGCTGATCGATGGCGGATTACGTCTCTATCGCCAATTTGGCGGCCTCCGGTATTGGCGAGGACGATCAGCTTCGGTCGATCGACGACGACACGCATCTGTCGCGTTCGATAAAGGCAGTATGGGATATCGAGCGGCGCGCGGTAATCCGCGCCCATACCTGGAATTTCGCGATGCGGCGGCAGCAACTTGCCGCACTCGCTCTCGACGAAGTGCCGTTCCCGTGGGGCGCATCGTTCAAAATGCCTGCGGACAGCGTGCGCCTGGTCGAGGTGCTGGGCCGCGCGGCAAGCGCCAATCGCCGCGATTACCAGCTCGAGGGCAATTGCATCCTCAGCAACAGCACCGGGCCGCTGCCAATCCGCTATCTGGCGGATGTCGAGGAACCGGCCCTGTGGGATGATCTGTTCGTGGTCGTCTTTGCGCGCCGCCTCGGTTGGGCGATTGCCGATCGCATCACTGGTGACCGGGGGCGCAAGGATGATGCGTTTCGAACGTATCGCGAAGCGTTGTCGGATGCGCGCCGTGTCGATGCGCGCGAAAATCCGCAGATCGTGTGGGAGCCTACCGACTGGGAACTGGCGCGTACCAGCGGCGCGGCGCGCGGGCCGCTTTATGGAAATTCTCCCTGGATTTGGCCCTGATGACGCTGCAGCGCCCAATCGCAACCAGCTTCAACGGCGGCGAGCTTTCGCCGCGCATGGGTGGCCGTGTCGACACGGCGATCTGGTCCGTCGGCATGGACACGTGCGAGAACTTCGTGCCCACGGTCGAGGGGGCGTTGGTGAAGCGGCCGGGCTTTGAATATATTCGGCCTGCCGCGCCGACCGCGCAGTGGGTGACCGAGTTCCGCTTCAACCTCACGCAGGATTATGTGATCGAGTGGAGCGACTATCGCCTCCGCTTCTACACCAATGGCGGCCGGATCGAGACCGCGCCGGGCGTGCCCTATGAAGTGATCGTGCCCTATACGGCGGCGGAAGCGCCCTATGTGTCGTTCCAGCAAAGCTACGATCGGCTATATCTCGACCACGAAAACCATCCGCCCGCACGCCTGACGCGCACCGGTGCCGAAACCTTCGTCTACGATGTCGCGCCACTGGTGAACGGTCCGTTTGCCGATCAGAATGTCGACGAAACGCGGACGGTGACCGTCAGTGCCGCGACCGGTGCGGGCATCACGCTTTCCGCGTCCAGCGCGATTTTTCTCGCCGGGCATGTCGGCGCGCCGTTCAAGATCGAGGCCGCGGATTTCTCGACCATTCCCGCATGGGAAGTCGGCATTGATGGCGTTGCCGTTGGCAGCAAGCGTCGCTCGGACGGCAAGGTCTATGTCGCGGCATCGGCCGGGCGCACCGGAACCAGCCAGCCGATCCACACCAGCGGGACCGAGTGGGACGGTAGCCAGAGCGGCACCGACATCAACGGCAAGGGCCCGTTCGGTGTGCGGTGGACCTATCTGCACGATCGCTATGGCACGGTGATGATTACCGCCATCGCGGGCGATGGCTTCTCGGCAACGGCGGACGTGGTGCGGCGCTTGCCCGACAGCCTTACCACCGTGCCGAGCTTCCGCTGGTCCCATGCGGCCTTCAGTGCGGCGGCCGGCTGGCCCAGCGTCGTGCTGGCCAATGGCGGTCGGCTTTGCCACTTCAAGCAATTCGAATTGCTGGCGAGCGTCGCAGGCGATTATCTCAACCACATCACCACCACGTCGAGCGGGCTGCTGGCAGGCGACCTGGCCTTTCGGCGGACGCTTTCGACCGAGGATCCCATCCTGTGGGCGGTGGGGGATCGCAAGATCGTCGTCGGCACGGCGAGCCGCGAGATCGCGATCGGCGCGATCAACAGCGCGCAGGCGATCGGCGGCGATAATATCGAGGCGGTGCCGCAAAGCTTTTATGGCAGCGACCGCGTGTTCCCGCTGCAGATCGGCACCACCGGCATCTTCGTCCAGCGCGGCGGCCGGAAACTCCGCCAGGCGCAATATGATTTCGGGCAGGATCGCTACATCGCCGAAAACATGACGGTGTGGTGCCGCCACATCACGCGCGGCGGCGTGCTGCAGCTCGCCTATCAGAAGGAACCCGAGGAACTGCTGTTCGGCGTGCGCGGCGATGGGCAGATGCTCGTCCACCCGCACGCGCCCGAGCAGCAAATCAAGGGCTTCTCGCGCATCATCCATGGCGATGGTGCGGTGCTGAGCGCGACGACGATCGCCAGTGCCGATGGCAAGCGCGATGAAGTGTGGGCGCTCGTGCGCCGGGCGGACGGCGTAAAGAGCGTGCAGCGCATGGCCGCCTGGCGCGACGATGGCGATCCGATTTCCGCCGCATTTTTCGTCGATAGCGGCACGACGGCAACGGCGGCAGCCGGGCAAACGCATTTCACCGGCGCGACCCAGCTTGCCAACCGCGCCGTCGCGGTGCTGGCGGAAGGCGGCGTGATCGACGGGATAACCGTCGCGGCGGATGGCAGCTTCGACATTCCGGAAAGCGTCGTGCCGCAGGACCGGGCCTACACCATCACCGTCGGCATACCCTATACCGCAACCGTCGTCACACTGCCGCCCGAACTGAAATCGCAGACTGGCACATCGCAGGGCGTGCGCCAGCGGATCGTGCGGCTGGCCTTGCGATTGATCGAAACGGCGGGCCTCAAGATCGGCGTCCAGGGCGGCAAGCTCGACAATCTGATCGATCGCCCCAGCGCGGGCTATATGGACGCGCCCGTGCCGCTGTTCACCGGCGATACCGAGCGACCGGTCAGCGGCGGATGGGATCGCAGCGGTCGCGCGACCTTCACATCGTCGCAGCCATTGCCAGCGGTGATCGTCGCGGCGCTCCCCAAGATCGAGGTGACGGGATGACGGTATCGTTTCGCCCGATGCGCGCGCCGGACGCGATGACGATCGAGCGCCAGCCGTCGCAGCGCGTGCAGCTCGGCCTCAACAGCGTAATGACGATCGAGGCGGCGGCTGACCTGGCCGAAGGCGGCGAGGCATGGACGGCGTGGCGCGGCGATAGCCCGATCGCCTGTGTCGGCCTGCGCGAGACCTTTCCCGGCGTGCAGGCGGTTGCCTGGGCAATCCTCAGTCGCGGCCTTGGCGGCGACTATGTGGCGATTACGCGCTTTACCCGGCGTCGCATCGCCGCCAGCCTGTATCGCCGGATCGAAGCGATCTGCATCGCGGCAATCGATGCCGAGGCGATCCTGCTGTCGTTTCCGGGGCTAGACCCCGCGCAGTTGCTCGAGGCGGTGCTGTGCGTGAAGGGGCCGCAAGTGCGCTGGGCCGAGGCGCTTGGCCTTGTGCCGACGCATGTGCTGCGCAAATTCGGCGCGGCCTCCGAAACGCATATCCTGTGCGAGAGGATCGCCTGATGGTGCAGGCGGTCCAGGCGGCGGGTAGCCTTATCAGCGGTGTCGCCAGTTATGAAACCGGAAAATACAATCGCGACCTATCAAACACGATGGCGACCGAGGCCGAGCGGGACGGCGCGGTCACCGAAGGCCGGGTGCGCGATGCTGCGCGCCAGGCGATCGGCCAGCAAGTGGCCGCACAGGGCGCGAACGGGTTTCAACAGGGCACCGGTTCCGCACTCGACGCGCTGACGCAAAGCCAGATCAACGCCACCTTGGATGCGCTGACCGTGCGGCGGCAGGCGGCCGCCAAAGCGCGCGGCCTGCGCATCCAGGGCGCGCAAGCCTATTCGGCGGGGGCCAATGCGCTGACGCAGGGCATGTTCGGCGCGGCGGCGCATGGGGTCGACTGGGCGAACAGCAACAAGGGGAATTCAGGCGGCGGCGCATCGGGCAATGCCTATGGCGTTTCCGGTTCGGACGGCATCGTCTGAGGGCGCAGGAACAAGACTCGATCTCGTTAGCAGCGAATTGTTGTGCTGAAAGCGGGGGTGTGATGCGTGGCCTATTCGGCCTGGCACGCCGGAAGATTCATACTTTCCGGTGCGCGTCTATATTCGATAATGCAAGAAGTTGCACGTTCACGAGCACCGACTTCCCATCGGGTCATGAGGGCGGCGGTGTCGTAATCGCCGAACGTCTTTACTTGCTCATAGGTCGCCAAATACAGATCGGTGTGTTGTTTGCTGCACATAGGCTCTGCGGCTTTCGCCAACGGTTCAGCAAATTCATTTGGCTGGGACATGGCCAAATCCAAGGCGTTCAGCAAAACACAATTATCGTAAATCACGTTCGCCTGCACGCGAGCCCGAAGCACAGCGGTTTGGCGTTGGATTTGAGATTTCACCCGCTCAATGGTCACGTCCAGCCTCTGCTTCATGCCGCTATCGACATGTCCACCTGCGGCGAAAACAATGGCCAACGCTATAAACACATCGGTCCCCTTGATTGTCGAGTCGCGCTCACTTATAGCAGCGCTCGGCTGGTAAATCCCAGCCAAGGGATTGAGACCCCTGTATCCAAAGGCGCAGCCCGCGCCACACGCCCCGTGTGGGCGCGGTTTTTTATGGTCGGGCGTGTCGCGAGCACCGAAAGGTGCGCCGTTCCTTTGGCGGTAGTCTCAATCGTGGCACGTCCGGCCACCAGCATTGAGGCGCTGCGGCCGGACGTTTTCAAAGGAAAGCGTCCATGAACACTGCACTTATGTCATATCAGTTTGAAGAAGAGCCGGTCCGCGTCGTGATGATCCTCGGAGACCCGTGGTTCGTTGCGAGCGATCTGGCGAGGGCACTGGGATACTCCCATGCGCCCCACATGGCCCGCGTGCTGCACGACGACGAAAAGGGTGTCCACATCGTGGACACCCCTGGTGGGCCGCAGGAAATGAACATCATTTCCGAAAGCGGCATGTATGCGGCGGTGTTCAAGTCGCGCCGCGAGGAAGCCGAGCGGTTCCGCAAGTGGGTGACCAGCGTCGTGCTGCCGTCGATCCGCAAGACGGGCAGCTTCGAAATGCCCGGATATGAACCACCGCCCCAGATCGCGCTGGATCATGACCCGATCCGGCTCAATGCCGGGGTTGCGGTCGTGCGCGAGGCGCGCCGCCTGTTCGGGCCGGAAGCGGCGCGCAGCGTGTGGACGCAGGTCGGCCTGCCTGCCCCGATCGTCGGCGCGGTCGCGCTGTTCAGCGGCGACAATCTCGCCGAGCCGCTCAAGGCATGGCTGGAGGATAAGACCGAGACGACTGCCGTCTGGGCGGCGCGCGGCATCGGCCTGACCGATATCGACCGGATGACGACGACGCGCATCTCCGCACTGCTGCGCCTGTTCGGCTGGGTGCGGCACGAGAGCAAGCGCGATGGCGTGAAGGTCAACCTCTGGTTCCGGCCCGATGCGGCCCCGGCCGGTGCGAAATGAGCGCGCTCAGCGACATCCGGTCCTCCCGCGACCAGGAGGACAAGGCCAATGTCGCCGTCGGCGCGATGGTCTGCCTGCAGCACCTCATCTCGGGGCAGGCCAGCAACACGATGATCGACGCGGAGCCGCTCGCCAACCTGCTCGACCTTGTGTTCAGCGCCGCGCGCGATGCGATCCCGAACGGGTGGCCCAAACATGGCCGTGCCGTCAACGATGAGGACCAGTGAGACTTGACGAAAAGGGCGTGTCGTGAGAGGGAGCGACAAGCGTCGGCCTAGCCTCGATACGCCCCGACCCCCATGCTGGACTGCATCGCCGATCGCGGGCGTTAAACGATAGAGCGGCCGGGCCTGTGTGCCCCCTAGCCCTTCGAAATCGGTCAACCCCGTTTCGATTGGTCAGCCGTGTCTTTAGCGCTCTGCATCCCAGCTAAGATCGACCTTGTGGTCAGCGCCGCGCGCCATCCTGTTCCTGCACGCGATGGTCGGTCCTGATGGCGCAGGAACAAATCTATCAACCACAGGTCGCGCCGGGCAATACGGCTGGCATTCCCTTGGCACAGCCGCAGGATTTCGGCGCGGGCGTTGGCCAGGGCATTGGGCAGCTTGGCGGCGCGCTGGAGCAAGGGAAAAAGATCGACCGCCAACTCCGTGCCGATGAGCAGGCGACGACGGCGGCGTCCAACCTTGCGCGCGTGCGGCTGGCGCTTGACGAACAGCGCAATACCGCGCGCGCGAACGCCGCGCCGCTGGCTGCGGGCCATGCGCAGGCGATGGCGGACAGTTTCGATGCCGCCACGCAGGATATTACTGCGGGCATCACCGACACTCGCGTGCGTCGATCGATCGAAGCCCAAATTCAGGAACAGCGCGCATCCTTTGTTGGAAATGAGGATGCGTGGCAGGCAGCGACAGCGGCCAAGGAAAGCGTCGGCAACATCCGTGAAACGGGCAACCGCTGGTCGGCGTTCGTCCGCACCAGCGCCGATCCTGATGCTTACGTCACGGCGACCAAGGCGATCGATGGGCTGATCGACAGTCAGCAAGGGATCGGTGAATATCGGGAGCCGGTGCGGCGCGAACTGCACGCACAACTTGCGATGGCGGCAGGCCAGCGACTACAGGATACCAATCCGAAGGCATTGGTGGTGGCGCTCGACAGTGGCCACTTCAACGACGTGCTGGATGGCCAGCAGATCGACCGCCTGCGCGATGGCGCACAGGTCGAAATCCGTCGTAACGACGCAATCTTGCAACACCAGATCGCGCTGCAAAAGGCCGCGACCAACGAGGCGATTGCGACGGCCAAAGCGCAACAGGCGGCCGGGATCGTCGTGCCCGATGCGGTGCTCGATCAGCTTGCCCAGGCGGCGCGCGCCAATGGCGATACCAGCAACGCAACCGAACTGAGCGCGCTGCGCATCCGCAATGGCGTCAATCGTGAGACACAGGGATGGGTGCCGCAGCAATATGATGCCGATATGGCGCGGCTGCGCGCGCTGGGGCCGAAGGCATCGCCCGACGATCAGGTCCGGCTCCATGCGCTCGAGACGATCGCGCCCGGCCGCAAGCAACAGTTCGAGCACGACCCCGGCCAATGGGCAGCGATCAACGGCACGCCACCTCCGCCGCTCGACTTTGCGGACCCGGCCACCTGGGCGGCCCGGCGGCAATGGCAAAAGACGGTCAGCAAGGCAGCGGGCCAGCCCGTGCCGTTCCTGCAGCCCGCCGAGGTCAACCAGCAAAAGGCCATTTTCGCCAGCGGTGACAAAGGGCGGCTGCAGGTGATCGACACGATCGCGCCGCTTGGCGGCCGCGATGCCTTGCAGGCGATGCGCCAGATCGCACCCGATGATGCGGTGGCACAGCGCCTTGTCGGCTTGCCGATGATCTACCGGGCGAGTGCCGCCAGCGGTGCGGCTGCGCGCCAGGCCGACCGATCGCTGATCGACGACATGAAGCCGGATGGATCGGGCAGACTGGCGCTGCAAAAGTACAACACCGATGTGGCACCGGCGCTCGCCCGGTTCGCGCCGCAGGATGCGAACGCCGCGCGCGAGATCGGGGGGAATCTGTACGCCGATTGGGCGCGCGCGCACGGCGTCCATACCTTCAATCCCAGTCAATATGGCACTTTCCTGCAAGTGGCCGTCGGCGGTGTGCCCGACGGGCAAGGCGTGTTTCATGGCGGCATCGGCTATTGGAACAATGTGCCGGTCAAGCTTCCGGCGGAACAAAGCCAGGCGCAGTTCGAAAAGGTGCTCAGTTCGCTCAAATGGAGCGATGATCCGAAGGCACCGCGCCCGGTCTATTCGGACCATAAGACGACGATCACGCCGCAGGTGTTGCGCAGCTATGTGCCGGTCGCCCGCAGCGACGGGTTTTACGAGTTTCATGGGCCGGGCGGCATCGTCGTCGCCTCGAACACTGGCGGCATTTTCAAGCTCGACCTGGGGTATCTTGGCCGGAAGTACCTCAAGTGACCGACCAGCGCGGCCCTTTCATCTCCGATGCGCCCGTCGTCGAACTCGCGCCGAAGTCTCCCGATGCGCCGGTATCGGCCAGCGAGATCATGGGAGCGCATTGGACGCTATCCCGACAGGATGACCTCCAGGCACCAAAGACGGCGGAGGATGAGGCTTACAAGCCAATTGTTGAAGCTCTGCGTGGGCCCAGAGCGTACTCGCTTCTGGACAATTTGCTGCATACGAGCCCCTATCAGAACCCGAGCGCGCCTATGGACGATCCGTCGCCATATGACCGCAATAAGATATGGCGGGATATCGCTGAGCGGCGTGCTGCCGACCCTACTTTCCTTGCTAACGTTCCAGCCGCTAATCCAAGGCAATTTTCGGATTGGGTCCACGCCGAGGAACTGAAGCGTCGGCACACCGCGCAGAATGTCGTTGGTCGACAATCTGGTTGGACGCAGGGCGCATTGGGTTTTGTAAGCGATGTCGTATCGGGTCTCGCCGACCCGATCAACGCAATGACGCTGCCAATAGGCGGCGGCGGAAAAACGATCCTGCAGACAATGGGTCGCGAAGCGCTGGTAAACTCCTTGACCGAGGCGGCAGAGCTTCCGGTGATCTCGCGCAATCGAGCCGAGATGGGTGAACATATGTCGGTAGGCGACATGGTCACCGATGTCGGTACGGCAGCAATCGGCGGCGCATTGCTGCCCGGCGGCCTTCACGTTGCTGGCAAGGCGCTCGATGCGGGTGGCAAGGCCCTTGGAGCGGCAGGCCGCGCCATTGCCGGGACCGACATCGGGCAAGCCGTTGGGCGCACCGTGGCACCGCTGGCACTGCGCACCGCCGATCTGGGCAAGGTGAGCGATGGCGAGGTTGCGGCGGCCTTCAGCAAGGCTGTCCCAGCCGAAGTGCGCACGCCCGACCAGCAAGCCGCCTTGCACGTGATCGACCGGCAGAGCGAGATCGACGCGATCAACCCCTATGTCGACACGCCAACGGCGCGCGACGTTCATGCCGACCGGCTACAGTCCGCGCTTGCGACCCTCGCCCAGGCAGGCGATCCCGATGGCATCGCGCCCGCACTCGCACCGCGCTCCCCCGTTTCACAGACTGTTTCACGAGAAACCGTAGCGACGGCGTTAACACCGGACCGCGTCATCGGATTTGTGTTGCATGATCTGGAAGGCGGCAACGCCGTCGTCCACTATTCGCAAGCAGACGGCGGAACGACCAAATTCGGCATCGCGCAGAAGTTTAACCCTGGTGTCGATGTCGCCAATCTGTCGGAAGCGGAAGCGCGGGCAATCGCGCATCGTAAATATTGGTTGCCCGAATTTGACCATGTGGATCCCCGCACGGCGGCGGTCGCCTTTGATGCGCAATATATCGGCGGTGCGGGAGAGCGTATCCTGCGGGAAAGCGGCGGTGATCCGGCGCGCGCGATCGAGGCATACCGCACCTATCTTAATCATCTGGCGGACACTGTTCCGGGCAAGGAAAAGTTTCGACGCGGCTGGAACAATCGCGTCGACAAGCTGGCAGCATTGATCGGCGGAGACGAACGTCTCGCGTTGCGACCGGATGTGAGCGGCGATGGTGATGCAGTCGCGGCATCGCAACGTGCGATTGATGACGCGGAAACCGAGGCGCGCATTGCCGCCTTTGAGCGCGATCGAGCAATGGGAAATACTCCCGAGGCCCTGCCCCCCGAACCGCGTATGGCAAGCGCGGCTGATATCGGACCGCTGGAGCGCAGCGGCATCGATCCACAGACGTACGGCGGGAATATTGCGAATGGCGATGGCGCTACGCCGCAACCGCTCCCGCCACGCACCAATCTCCCGGATGCGCCGGTCGCCAACGATGTGGACATCCGCAACGCCGTGCGCGCCTATGTCACGCAAACGCGCGAGAGCCTGAAGCCTGAAATCATGGCCGAGCGGCTGGGGATCGAACGCGATGCCGTCAAGGCCGCGCTCAACGCCATTGCCGATCTTCCCGGCATCGGGTTGCGGCAGCGGCGGCCGGGTGTCTTCGCGCGGCAACAGGATGCCGCGCCGCGCGATTTGCTCGGCTTCCTGGCGGACCATGGCGGCATTCGTAACGACGAGGGCCATGATCTGATCAAGGGCCGCAATCTGCCGCGCGTCGCGCCGAGTGGTGGCGTGCTGATCCGCAGCAAGGGCATGAGCATCGACCGCGCGCGCGAGCTGGCAGCGGAGGCGGGATATTTCCACGATGCCCCGCCCGAGCTGGGCGGAGACCATATCACCGAAGACGATATGCTCCAGCTGATCGAACATGCCGTTTCGACGCCGCATTATGCGCGGGGCGACCTGGAAACCGCGACCGCGCGCGAAGTGGCACGCGCGCGGCAAACGCAGTTCGCGGCGGCGCGCGAAACCATCGCGAACACGCTGGATACACATGGCATCGCCTTCACCCCGGTCGAGCATTTGCGCGCCGCGGATTGGGTCGCGAGTGGCGAGCTGACACCGGAAGCGGCGATTGCCCGCGTGGTGAACGAACATGCTCGCGACGCCCTTGACGCATTCGCACAGGAAGCGGAGAATACGCGCTATGCCGACCTCGCCGACGAATTCGAACACACTCTCGCAGCGCGCGATCACGGCGCTGGAGGAGGCGTCGACCAATCCGGCATTTCCAGCGGACTTGCGGGCGGAGGGCGCGCGCGCGGCGAGCAACCTGGCGGCGCTGCAGCGGATGCTCGCGAAGAAGCCGGACTAAACGGCCCGGTCCTGGCGGAAGCGCCGGGGCCATCCCTCGACGATCCCAACGGCCCGGCCGGAAAGGCGATTGCCGAAAGCCTGACGCATGACGTTAAGGCTCAGATCGCCGAAGACGTTGCCTTCACCACCGCCAAAGGTTCCACCTATCTCGTGCATTCGGACGGTTCCACGTCCCGGGACAAGTCGTTTCACCCAGAGCACGGCGCGAAGGATCAAGGGCCGCAACCACGATCACAGGCTACGATTTATGTCAGCGCTAGCGATGCTGTAAAATTAGCTGAATTTCAGGCGCAAGGCGGGCCCAAGGTTGCGATCGCCGTGACAAGCGATGGCCGGTGGGGTGTCAAATACCTCGAGGGTAAAGATGTTGGTCGGTTTGAGCGCCGCACAGTCGTGGCGGCGTTCAAACAACCCGCCGTCGGCCTTACTCCAGTCGAGATCTGGAAGGATGGCGAGAGGGTGCATTTTGGTAACGAGATTACAGAAATACGCCGAGGTAGAGATCAACATGCTGCAGCGCTCGACCCCAACTTCCCAGCGCGGGAACGCCAGCGAGCCCAATTGAAGGCTGATAGCCCGATCCGCGCCAAGACGGATCAGGAAAGCACGATCGGTGCGCCGCTGTTCGATGCGGTCGATCAGGGCAATATGTTCCGTCTGGAGGAAGGCGGCCCGCTGCGATCGGCAGAGGACGTGCTGCGCGAACTCGACGCGGATGATGCGGCAATCAAGGCGGCGAGGAACTGTCTATGAGCCTGGACCGCTGCATCCCCGGCATGGTCGAGCGTGGGGAAATCACGCCCGAAAAGGGCCGCGAAATGGCCGGGCTCTATGGGG